TATTGCCCGGACCACCCCCCTCATTGGTCCGAACTAACGAGAGCACATGCCCAGCATTGACTGCGAACGTCAAACCCTTGATGGGCTCGATTTCGTACATCTTTTCGTGACCACGGTGGAGCTCAAGGACTGTGCGCGAGGTGCTATCTGGCCCCATTAAGTTGTCGCCGACCACGACATCCTCAACGGGTTTGAGCCCGCCATCAAACATCAGGATCAGCGTGCCGGGTGCATGACACCCAGTGGGCGCAACAGCCAGCGTGTTGCCATGCTGAGCGAGTGCGGCCAGGGTGCGTTGGACCAGCAGAGATTGGCGGGGTCGAAGCATCATGGTGGTGATCCCCCGCTTACTGCGCCCAGCTCGGCCGACCGGGAACCGGCGCACGACCTGTGGCTTGGGCATACGCATTGGCTGCGGGCGCAGCACTCGCAGATCCTGATGCTGATGCTGGCGAAGGTGCGCGCGGCGCACTCATGGCAGCGGCGTAGTCCTTGTGATCGGGCGTGACTGCCGACTTGATGACGGCCTTGTCTTGACCGTTTTGGTCCTTGTCCCAGTCCACCTTGCCCAGGAACTCAATGCCATCCAGATCAGCAAAGCCGCTGATGCGCCGGGCGTTTTGTGCGGCCTGGCTGCTGTCGCTCGGCTGGACGTTGCGTGCCGAGTTCAAAATGGCTTTCACCATGGTGCGGCCCATGTTGGCCCACTCGGGTCCCTTGGGACTGTGCAGACCAATGAGTGACCACATCTTGCGGCGCGCAAACTCACCATCGGTCACCACGAACTCGCAGTTCAGATAGACCGAGCTGGTGCTGACGCTGCGGGTGGCGTAGCCACCAGTCCAGCCTTGCGAGGCATCATCAAAACCACCGGGCTTGATGGTCATGCGCACGCGCACCAGCGTGCCTTTAGGGATCAGGTCGAAAGAGGTTTGTTCGGACGCGGAATTGAAATCGAAGTAAGTCATGTTCAGGACTCCTGGGTGGGATTAAAGGAAGTGAGGTCGAAGCTGGTGTCTGTATTGGCTTCCGTGATCGCCTCAGTGATGTCTTCACTTGAGCTGCTGGCTTCTGGCAAAGGCGCAGCGCTGCTGGCGGGCCGTGCAAAGTCGAGCCGCTCGGGTGCGGGTTTGGCCGGACCAGCAATCTTTTCCATGAGGCGGCCTAGGTTGGGCTCCTCTATGGCGTCCAGGCGACCCGAGCGGTCTTTGGCCGGATAGCCCCAGCTGTTGAGCGTGTGGCAGACAAAGGCGCGGTAGCTGGTGCCGTCATCGTTCTTGAGCTCGGTCAGCGTGATCACCTCATCGACGATGCCGGGTAACTCGAGTCCGGTTTTGGAGCCATCAACCTGCAGAGAAAAAACGCGACGGTTGAAGTCGTCCAGCGCTTCGTTCAAGATGCCAACGAACCACACGTTCTTGCACCGGGTGTGCTGCAAGTGCGTAAGCCAACCGATCATTTCCTGGCCCATCAAACCGTAAGCCCCCCGGCTGTCAGGCTTGCCGGTTTTTTCTGAAAACGCTTGGGGTTGCCCCTTGCACCACTGCAGGCACAGACGACCTGCCACGGTGATCGAGTCCACGAACACGGTGTCGTACTTGTCCATGGACGAGGACTCGCCAAAGCGCTGGCACACCGCATCAAAGTGCGCCTGGCTATAGGGCTGCTCATCGCGCAGAGCGGGGTTGGGTCCGCCAATGAAGACGGCAAAGTCGCGGCATTCCTGCCAAGTACGGGGGCGCACCGTGTCACCGGCCCAGCCCTCTACTGCGAGGTCGCCCGCTTCCAAATCAAAGAACAAGGTGGCGCTGGGCTTGAGGGTCCACAGCTGGGAGGTTTTGCCAATGCCGCTTTTACCGACGAGCACGCCTTTGACGCCACGGCGCTCGGCCAAACGCTGGTCAGCGGTGATGATGGGAAGGCTCATTTGTTTTCTCCTGTATTGAGTGCTTGCAGCGCCAGGCGAAAGCCCGGCTTGCCGGTTTTGAGGGTGCGGGCCGCAGAGAACGAGCTCTTGAGCGATTCGGGCCACGCGTTGAACTTGGTTTCCGAGACGCGGTAGCTGATCTCGACGTACTCAGCAGGGCTGTCGCCATTGGCGGCAATGCGCTGCGTGATGTCTGCGAGGCGTGCCTGGTCCCACTCAATCTTTTTGGGCAGGTCAGCGGTGATGTGCACGCGGCCGTCATCGAAGTGAACGACACCGGTGTCCTTGCCTGCGGCCAGTCGCAGCTGGTGGGCCTGCGCTGCATACTTCAAATCCAGCGCCCGGTCGATGTGCTCGACGATGGTCTTGGCCATCACCAAAAAATCTGCCGCGTTGTTTTTGAGCTGGAACAGCGACTCGCCAGACTGCTCAGCCAATGTGCCTACGGGAATGGACAAAATTTGATCGGGATGATCAAGCGGCAGAGTGCTCATGCTGCACCTCCCACGGCACTGGAGGTGCTCTGACGCAAGCTATCGGACTCGAAGGATTCAATGTCTTCGACGCGATACAGCACGCGGCCCTGGATCTTCAAAAAGACCGGGCCAATGCCATCGCTGCGCCATCTTTCTAACGTTGCTTCAGCAACGTCCCAGCGATCGGCCAACTGGGTTTGGTTGAGGTGCTTGACCTTTTCTGCGGATTGCAATTGAGACTCCTTGGTGTTGAAAAAATCCCGGTTTTTTGAAGCTTGTTTGCCTCGCTAACCAGTGAGATGAATTTCAACAATCGGGATTCCTCAAGCCATTCCTCAGACTCCCCAAGCGCATTCCTCAAATGCGATTCGTGCGGATAAAAAGCAAAAAACCCGGGATCTTTCGTAAAAGCACCGGGTTTTAGATGGGCCTGCGGGCTACAGCAGGTTCAGGCAGATTCAGGCGGAATCAAACAGACTGAAGTCGTTCAGTTCAGCCAATCATGGTCTTCCTCGGGTGTTTGCAAGGCGTAAATACCGTCACCGGACTGGTACTTGATGAACCGCTGGTAGACCACCTTGTTTCGATCAAATACTTTGATGGGTGAAAACGAATTAGCCTGTGATCCGCATGCCGCGCGCAACTGTGCGTTTTCCATTTCGTGGTGCCTGGCGTCCATCAGCGCCAGCAGCAAACTCTTCTGCCTTGGCTCCAGCGGGTAGTCGATTCCATCAACGCGCGCCTTGCCTTCCGTGCGCACCAAGCGAAGGGTTGTTTGAAACTGGGTACCCTCAACCGGGACTGAAACGGGCACGCTCATGCGGCCACTGAAGAACTCAAATTTGCTTTGTGAGATGCGCGCGACATCACCAAGATGGACCACATCAAAACCAGTCAGTGGCGAGCCCTCGGGCAGTGGTAATGCGCTGCTGGTGAGAACCATTGCAGATTGATGCGCCTGGTCCTGCCGGATGGTTTCCACCAGCCGCTGCGCTGCTTTGTGGCTATGCAAGTGTCGTGCGAAGTACCAGGTCAGTGGTTTGCCGCGCACAGGCTCTGTGACTCCGATGCGCCAGGCTACCTCTGTGGCAACTTCTTTCTTAGCGCTGGGCGGCGTCCCCAGTCCAAGCATCAGGCGGTCGATGAACTTTGGCAGGCTAACTTTGTAGGTTTCTTGCAAGGACCTCGGGCTGCTGATTTCGCCGCATTCATCGCAGTAAAGCAAGATGTTCTCATACGCTACTTCACGAACGACGCGTGCCAATTCCACACCACACTCGGGACACGTGACATGCGAAAGTGATGCACCAACGACAAGCAGTCGTTCACGCAACAAATCTCGTCCAGCGTTTCCGTACTCACCTCCCAGCAAAGTCATGCCATTGACCTCAGGCTTTTCTCGCTCAAGGAGTTGGCACAACACGCTGGTGGCACTGATTTGCGCAAGACTCACACAGCAACCTCTTCTGCCTCGATCACATTGAGTGAACGCAAAACAGCCTGAGCCGTACGCTGATTTTTGTCTGATAAATTTTTGATAGTCGAGGAGCCAGTGGCTGAAATATCAAAGCTGAAATGTCCCGCTTTTTCTATTTCAGTAGGCAGTGTGTAAACAATAACCGAGGCACTGCTCATATCGTATTCGGACTCAAAGGAGTGATGCACCTTGAGCCCTGTCAGTGCAAGCAGAATCGCATCGCCCTGGTCTTTAGCCAAGGGCACTTCCGCCTGAAACGAGTTGCCTGTGCGTCCCATAGGCGCGACACGTGCTCGGCGCAGGCGAACCTTTTCGACGCCGTGGACTGACCAGTTCTCAAACGGCTCCATCATGCCGTCACGCAATGCGTTGAGCTTGTAGCGCGTCTTCTCAACCTCTTCAGGTTTGATGACCGTTTGCACCACATGCTTGCCAAAGAGTTCAAGAACAGCAACATGATTTTTGGCACCACCCTTGACGATGGTTTCAATGAAACCGGTCGAGGGCTGGTACACCAGTGCGGTTTCCAGCGCGATGCGGGTGTTGATGCGCTTGAAACTACTTTCCGAAAAATGTGCGATCACCGTGACAGGACCTTCGATGTAGATGGTCAATTGCACGCTGCCATCGGCTGCCCGCTGACTCACCTCGATGTGAGTGCCGTCGCCGCCGCCCACACTTTTGTAAAGCTTAGCCACCTCGTGGCAAAAAGCATCGAGTTTGCTGCGGTCTTGCATCGGATCTAGGCCAGCTTGGATGCGGTGCTTTTTCCAGTACTTGCCATTGGACTTGGCCTGAAAGGCAATGTGCATTTCAGCGTTGCGAAACGCGGTCTCCCGAAAGGTCAGCATCCACAGCGACTGCTCGCGAGCATCGCGGCTGGCAAATGCTTCCTGCACCTCGCAATCACCGGCACAAGACGTTTGAAACTCCTGAATCGAGAGGTCGTTGGACATCAGGTGAGCACGGCGCAGGTCGTCGTGCCAGAGGTGCAACTTGTATTCAACCGACTCACGCTCGGCTTGCGTCATCTCGGAACCTTGCATGGACGCGTCAAGTAGAGCGACTGCGCCATTGACCACGGTGGGCAGCAGTTCCTGCGCCAGGCTCCAGTCAATGGTCAGGCTCTGACCCAAGGGATGCGCGTCGGTGAACTCGCACAGGGTTGGCATCGAGATGTGACGAAGGAAATGTGCAGGATTGAATATTTTCATTGTTGGTGTGCCTCATGAGTATTTGCGTACAAGGCCAACCAAAACCCCAAAAATCTCAAGTTTGCCGTTGGGCCGGATGATGGGGAAATCCGGGTTGGCGGGAAGCAGGTGATATCCGTCTTTGTCTCGTCCGAGTGTTTTCAGTGTGAATTCATCATCAACGACCGCAACCACCACTTCACCAGGGTTAGCATGGCTGCGCCGCTCGACGACAGCCAGATCCCCGCTATGGATACCGGCGTTGATCATTGATTCGCCTTTGACCCGCACCAGCACCGTTTTGGCTGGCCGAGCGATCAAAAAGCGGTCCAGCGTCATCTGCTCGCCACCCTCGTCTGCTGTTGGCAAGGGCATACCAGCGGCAACCGGCAGGTTGGCAATCGAGCGGTCAAAGAAGCGATCGGTAGGAGACCAGTCGCCATCCGAGGTGCGCCCCAGCATGCCCGCAGCCTCTAGCCGCTCGAGCACCTTTTTGATGCCGGACTTGGAGGCGAACCCCAACAGCGTCATCAGCCGGGTGTACGAGGGCAGCACCCGGTGCTGGGCGTAATAGTCCTGCAGGGTGGCCAGGTGTTCAAGATCGTTGATTGTTTTCTTCACGGAATCATTGTAGAGAACGATCGTTCACTTTTCAATGGTCTTGTGTCTTCAATCGCAAAAAACCTTTTTTACGATGATTTCAGGCGTTAACCCGCAGGAACCCGCACCAACCCACAACCGCTCGCAACTCCCTGCTGGCCTTGGAGGCAGCCCTTGCAGACAATTTTGACTACACAAGTTTGTCAACACGGAACGCTACCCAATGAGCCTAAGAAACAGCATCAACCACCTTCCGCCAGAGCGCATGACCCCTGATCAGCGTCGGCTGGAGATCGCCTCCATCCTCGCCAAAGGTCTGGTCCGGCTGCGGCAGTCAGGCCCGGCACACCTGGCTCAGCGTCAGATACCTGCGACTGATCGCAAAGTTTTACTTGGTTTTTCTGGTGACCAGAGCGTTCATACAGACCTCATCAACAAATGAACGAGGTTCACATGAAAACAAGCAAAACGCCCGCAACACCGCCCCAGACAGCTGCGGCTCAGGTGCATGAACTGTCCAGCCTGCCATTTCCCGAGATCAAAGCACTTTGGCGAAAAATGACTGGGGGCGAGCCGCCCACCCACAACCGGCAGTTTCTGGAGCGCCAGCTTGCCCACAAGCTGCAGGTGGTCGAATTCCGCAAGACAGACCCGGCTCTGCTGGAGCGCAACAACAAAAAGATTGCCTCGTTGATTGCCACCGGCAAGCTCAGAAAGCGTGACCGGGATTTCCATCCCACGCCCGGCACCAAGTTCACCCGCGAATACCACGGCAAATTCCACGAAGTGATTGCCATGGCCGACGGTCAGTACAACTACAACGGTCAGCCTTACCGCAGCTTGTCCATGATTGCCCGCCTGATCACCAGCAGTCGATGGTCAGGCCCTGTCTTTTTTGGGCTTAAGGACGATGCGGCCAAACCCTCCTCCAAAAAAGGCGGTGCCAAATGAGCGAAGTATTAAAACGCCGTACGCGATGCGCGGTCTACACCCGAAAGTCCAGCGAAGAAGGACTGGATCAGGAATACAACTCCATCGACGCCCAGCGCGACGCCGGGCACGCCTACATCGCCAGCCAAAGAGCCGAGGGCTGGAACGCGGTCGCCGACGACTATGACGACGCAGCATTCTCCGGCGGGAATATGGAGCGGCCAGCACTTAAACGTCTGATGGCCGACATCGAGGCCGGAAAAGTTGATGTGATTGTGATTTACAAGATCGACCGGCTGACCCGCAGCTTGGCTGACTTCTCCAAGATGGTCGAAGTGTTTGAACGCCAAGGTGTGTCGTTTGTCTCGGTCACCCAGCAATTCAACACGACCACGTCCATGGGCCGCTTGATGCTCAACGTACTGCTGTCGTTTGCTCAATTCGAGCGGGAGGTGACCGGCGAGCGCATCCGGGACAAGATTGCCGCCAGCAAACGCAAGGGGATGTGGATGGGCGGCATCCCCCCGATTGGCTACGACGTTGCCAACCGGCGTCTGATTCCCAATGAGGCCGAGGCCAAGACGATCGCGCACATCTTCCAGCGCTTTGTCGAACTGGGCTCGACCACCAAGCTGGTCAAAGAGTTGCGGCTAGACGGTGTGACATCCAAAGCATGGACGACGCAGGACGGCAGGGTCCGCGAGGGCAAGCCGATTGACAAGGGACTGATTTACAAGGTTCTGAACAACCGCACCTACCTCGGTGAGTTGCGTCACAAGGAGCTTTGGTATCAGGCGGAGCACCCGCCGATCATCACGAAGTCCATTTGGGACGATGCCCACGCCATCCTCAGCACCAATGGCCGCGTGCGGGCTGGCACAACCCGAGCGGCGACGCAGTACTTGCTCAAAGGCATCGTCTTTGGCAGCGACGGCCGCGCGATGTCGCCATTTCAAACCGCCAAACAATATGGACGACGCTACAGGTACTACGTGCCGCAGCGCGATATCAAGGAGC